TCGCTCAACAACTGCTGTCTTTCTGACTCAGACAAACCTAGTTCCTCAGTTTTACCTTTATCAGCTACTACCAACAATCTTTGAATGATTGCTGTTAACCTCACTAAATTGTCATCATTTTTAACCGAGATTTCTAAATATTCTTTGATTAAAGGCACCATCATAGACGCATCAGTCATATTTCTAATTAGAGGTTTGAGCTGATCAATTAAAGTGTTAATCTGACTTTCTTTCTTTTTTGTATTGTTGTAAACATCTCTCAAAAGATCTGAGAATGATTTGTCGTCAAATAATATCGAGTCTTTGTCCATCGTAAAACTTTTTTATAAATAGCTGTTATTTAGAAAACTACCTTATCTTTGCTTGTGGTGCGTTTTCAACAATTTCAATCATCTTAAGCAGAGCTTGGACTTGCACGCCAGCTACCCATGAATCCCTGTTTTGATGATAATCAGTATCCTCTAACATCTTAGGATCTATTGTCTTAGGATCAAATTTAAAAGCCTTCATGTTAGGACCTCCTCCAACCTCATGCCAGCACGTCACTTCCTCTCTCAGGAAGTCAAGCAATTTCTCTTGTTCTAGTACTATTAACATTAGTATTTTTTATTTTTAGGTAAGTAACCAAACTCCAAGTAGTCGGCAAACATAGTAGCATATTTTTGTTTCATTGTTCTTATACCCTTTGTTACTTGCTGTGTGCTGGCGTTTGTCATCTCCCTGATGTAAATATATAAAGCTTTCTTGTTGAATATCTCAATGCTTTCTCTTTTTCTAAATAATTCTAAAACAGCACTTAAAACCAATCTTTCACTCTTTTTTGTGAAAGTACTTTCAAGATGCTCGTCCCAATAATTAACAAACAAGTCCATGAAAATATAAACATGATCTATCGGAGTTGGCACATCAGCTAACTCTAATTCAGTACCGTTTAAGTTTTCTTGTTGATCCACACGATTATGGGCAGTTAGTTTTTTGTAGTTATTTTTGTTTCTGTGTATGCAAAAGTTTTTTGCTACAATACTAAAATAACTAAACGCCTTCCCATTGTTAGCTTTAAACTTGGGAAGGCGTTCGACTAAAAAGGATACAACCTCGTGTTGTGATTGCTCCATAGACTGATCGTCTGTATAATAAAATTTGAATGTGTGAGTTATGTTCTCAACTAATTTCTCAAAAGCTGCTTTTATCTCTCTTGAGTAAATTATGCTTCGCTCTAATGGATCCTCGGTTTCATTGTACCGAATAATAGCTTGATCTACTTCAGGTCCAAAATATAATCTTTTAGTTTTTGGTTTCCTTGTTTTCTTGGTCTGTTGTGTTGACATATTTTGTTAAAAAGTCGTGCAACTCATTAATGCACTCATCTAAGTTTTTATAGGTCACACCTACTTCATCATCAGCCTGAAACGCACCAATTCTATCTATTTCCTTCATTCGTTCTTGTGTATCCTGAAATCTATAATACATAGCATTTATAAACTGCACATAAGCTTCACAGTAGGTTGTGACTGTGTTTAGTTTCCTAACATTAATATACAATAAATAACCGAGTAATCCCACTAGTAACGTGAGAAATATAATAATTCCTATTATCATTTGAATAAGTTGTTAAATACGTTCATTAAATCCTCTTTCTGATCATCTGACATGTTTGTTGGGATTTGTGCCTTCCTTCTCTCTTTTGTAGGCTCTTTAGTTTGTGTACCATCATTACGATCCCACATTTCAAACTCAATTCGAGCAGCCATATGGTCAGCGTGATGCAATATGATTGGTAAGTTTGATCTTAGTTTTGATTCCTTAGCGTGTGAAATAAAATAAGGTTTGTTAGCATCTTCATACAACCCATCATGAAGCTTGATACCTAGGTATTCATTAAAGCTTACGGCAATCCCTCGAGCTTGTAATAAAAACAAACTACGATCCGGAACAGTCATAAACGGATTCTCTGGGTTATGCTTATAAAGCTTGCCTTGGTTTTTACGATGCCACTCAGAGTCGTTTGGAAGATACTGCTCAGCTTCCTCTGTACCTATTTTACCTAGGTCATGATTCATAGCTGCAAATATAAGCTCTTCCTCTGAGTAATTAATATAGGCTCCTGCTGCAGCCCATAGTTCCCTTAGTTTGAGGGCACAATCCATCACCCTCATCACATGATCAACATAACCTCCTGGAAACGTGTTGTGGTGGTGATCCACACTTGCAGCTGGCATTAACATGATGCGTTCTGCGTGATCTGTGTAAAATAGCTTAAGTTTCTCCTTTCTTTCACCTGTGATATATTTTTCAATATAAGTGAGAAACTTGCTGTAGTTTTCTTGTAACTGTTCTGCGTTTAAGTTCATATGCTTTTTTGTAATTTATTAATCTCAGTTTGTAGTTTTTTTTGATAAGTTTTTCTACCTTCAGCTTTCAAAGATTTTTTCAACTTGTTGATTTTAGCCAAAGCATCTTGTTTTTCTTGAGCTCGTTGAACCTTACTCTTTTTTATGACTTGTTTCTGAATAACGGTAGTTGGTGCTAACGTCCCTTTCAACTCAGGTTGTTCAATACCCTTATAGTAGACGGATCCATTACTATGCACAAACACTTTCATGAACCGCCACCCACGTGGGAAACCTTCTCTTCTTTTTTTAGCTGGCTCTCCTTGAAAGTTTTCAGAAACACATATCCAACAAATAGCAGCAACTGCTTTTGTATCACACTTATGGACTTCTGTTCCACACAGTGTGCATTCTAAACTTTTAGACATATTAATTTAATTAAGATTTTTTGCTTGATAACTTTACTAATTCACGGCTGCTGGAGGAACACTAAATCTTAGGTCTGATAGTAGTGTGTAAACAGTAACACCAGCAACAAGATGCTTTTTACGTATATACGGAAGTGTGCCATATAAATTAAAACTATAGTCAATCATCTCTTTAATTAGCTTCTTGCTTCTTGAATAAGAAAAGGATATGTGATCAACTTGTATATAATTGATAATGTGCTTTGAGTCCGTTAAAGCTGATCTATATAACTCGTCCTTCAATCCATACACTTGCATGTAGAATTTGTAAGCAGCTTCTCGCGCTTTCTTATCAAAAGAGTAATTATACATACCTGTAGAAGGTGCTTGTTGCTGGATTGATTGATGAGCTTCTTGTAACTCTTTTAAAGCATCAGCTAAGAACCGGGACTTGATTAAGTCTTTAAAACAGCTCATACTACTTGGTAGTTGCTTTCTTACTATTTTTCTTTACTTCTGATTGCTCTTTCAAAGACTTATTTTCTGATAAGAGTTTCTCACTAAAGTTTTTTGTTGCTTCAAACTTAGCATGAAGCGTTTCGTTTATATCTCTATAATTCTTAATTAGTTTCTTTTGTAAATATATTACGTAAGAACAAATTGCAACTGCAATTGCAGCGGCTACATCAACTATTATTTCTATTAATCCCATTTCTCTTTTTATTAATTGTTTAGTTAAACATCCGAAAAATTTACCAGAAAAACAACAGTTTACGTTATTTAACCCTGGCCAACTTTTGGTTTTTTGTAGTTTTTTGAGTTTTTATTTTTTGAACTTTTTGTTTTTGCATGCACCCCAGGCCGCTTGACCTTAGGTTTTTGCTGTAATTGTAGTACGGGTGTGTTTTTAGAGGCCATTTATGTCTTTTGTTATAAATATGACACAACAAAAAGAAAGCCAGGCTAAACCTGGCTCTATTCAGAAATAACCAATTACAAACTACTCAGCTACAACACTGTCTATAGTAATTGTATCCGGAACAAGTTCAACTACGTTAGTGTCGGTTGACAAAGTGTCTTTAGCAACCTCTCCAGAGTTTGAGTTAATAGAACAAGCAGCTGCTAGCAACACAGTGCTCATTAGAATTGTTTTTAAAATGGTTTTTGTTTTCATTGTTTTATTATTTTGTTTGTTATTTATTATAAATATATAAAAATATTTTTAATTAAACAACAACACTCATAATATTTATTAACATGAGGTTACTTATCTTTTTTTTAATGCTTAGTACGCTGGTACAAGCTCAATGTGTTGGTACACAATCATTTACATTAAACCCTCCTCCTCCAGCTTTAGGATATAACCCAGGTACTACGGTAACCGTATGTTACACAATGAATGGTTGGCCTGGATTAAATGTTGGTTCAAATTGGCTAGAGGGTTTCGACATAAACTTAGGCCCAGGCTGGACTAATCTACAACAAGTTGGACCACCAACTAATTGTCAAGGCGGCAGCGGTAACTGGGTTTGGATAGCTAACAATTTCACACCTGCAGGGATGATTGGTCCTGGTTGGTTTTTTGACTCAGGTATCAATGGTCCATTAAATGGTAACCCAGCAGATGATTGGGGTGATTCAGGTTCATGTATTTGGTCATTTTGTTTTCATGTAACAGTTGTAAATGTTTGTATACCGCAGAATCTACTCATACAAGTAACAGCAGGTGCAGATGGAGATTGGGGTAATTGGATTAATAACTCTTGTCCAACAAACCCATTTACAATTTATAATGGTACCATAAATATAACACTACCAAGTATAACAAGCATAAATCACAACTAATGTCTAAAAAAAGCAAAAACAAAAAATTAAAAAAGAAACTTCTAAAGTATCTAAAAAGTCTACGAGATCAAATAAAAACAATACCACCAAAATATTGGAACAAACATTTTTAACTATGAAAAAACTACTATTATTTCTAACATTACTACCAAGTTTAGTACTTGCACAATTCACAACTATAAACCCAGATACGGTATGTTACCAAACAAACGGATCTATATATAATGTAACACAGACCTTAGGATTAACATACTCATGGACAGTTATACCACCAGGTATATTAGTAAGTGGCCAAAACACAAATCAAATACAAGTAGATTGGTCAGGAGCAAATCCAGGCTTAATTATTAATGCAATACAAGTACAAGCTATAAACAGCATAGGTTGTGTAAGTCCTTTAGTATCATTAGATGTCTTTGTATATAACGTAGATCCTACTCTAATATCCTTAGTAGATGTGTGTGAAAGCTCTAACTGCGTAGCATTATCAGCAATACCAGCAGGAGGAACTTGGAGTGGGTCAGGTGTTGATGCAGTTAACAATGAGTTTTGTCCAACTAATAGTGGTCCAGGCACTTTTAATTTAACATATACATATACTAACGCAGGTTGTGTTTTCACTGAGGTAACATCTGTTAATGTGCTTCCTCAACCGGTGTTATTACCAATAGAACATAACTAACATGAGGTGGCTAATATTATTGTGTGTTTTCTTGCACCTTAAGGTTCAAGCACAAGATCAAACAATAGAACTGTGTGATGGAAATAAAACCTACTTTAACTATACGGCTATAGGAACTCCGGGATGCAGCTATACATGGAAACTATATAAGGAAAGTAAATTACTTAACTCTTTTGAAACCGAGACTATAAACGTAAACTTTGATAAACCAGGAACATACACTCTCAAGGCTCAAATAGAAAATCCACTTTGTGAGTCTAACACAGAAACTTACACTATATTAGTTATTCCTTGTAGAATACCAGCCTTGTTTGTGCCTTCTTCCTTTACACCAAACAAGGATTACCTTAACGATAAGTTTGTGGTAAAAGGCACTAACATAGAGAAATATGAAATACAAATCTACA